ACTTATTCACATCCTTTACTTTCCATAGTAAACCCTAAGTCTTTCATTTTCTTACAGATTTCGTTCTCCAGTTCATGAGACTTTGCAAACATCTCCAAAAGTTCAGAGGTGAGACGGGTCATCTTTTCTTCAAATGGTTCTCCATCGTCCTCGACTTCTTCAAAGTCAACATATCTGCTCGGCGTCAGAATGAAGTCCTGCTTTTCGATTTCCTGAAGGTCGGCAACCGCACAGAATCCTTTTACTTCTTCTAATGTTCCATTTTGAAAATCTTCAAATGTTTTTGCTAATTTATCAATATCTCCAAGACTGCCATCTTCTTGAATACCTTCTGTAAAATCTCTGTGTTTACGGTCAACCAAATAACCCATCTTATGAGCATCGATAAACAAAGTTTTACCTTTTTGTTTCTTATTCTTCGAAATAAACCAAAGAGTAACAGGAATGGTAACGCTATAAAAGAGCTGTGTAGGCAGAGCAACAATACCCTCTACAAGGTCAGCCTGAATAATATTCTTTCTAATTTCTCCCTCTCCACTGGACTGAGATGACAATGCACCGTTAGCAAGTACAAGACCTATTTTTCCGTTCGGCGCAAGGTGATGTATCATATGCTGAATCCACGCATAGTTGGCATTGCCTGCTGGCGGTATACCATATTTCCAACGAACATCGTCTTTTAGTTTATCTTGTCCCCAGTTAGAAAGATTGAAAGGCGGATTTGCCATAATAAAATCTGCTTTCAAAGTTTTATGTAAGTCATTAAAAAATGTATCTGCCTGATATGGGCCAAAATCTGCGTCAATACCACGAATTGCCATATTCATTTTAGCCATTTTCCAAGTATCAGCATTTGATTCCTGACCGTAAACAGCAATTTCTCCACGTTTTCCGCTATGTGCCTGAATGAACTTTGCACTCTGAACGAACATTCCGCCAGAGCCACAACAAGGGTCTACAACCGAGCTAAAAATGATACAATTTAACGGAGTTAGTGTTTTGGTGCAAACTCTCTAGTCTTTGGTGCAAACTCAAAAAAGCACCCAAGACCTAAGTCCTGAGTGCAATCTCAATTTTCTTTATACCGTTATTGCCGTACCGTCTTTAAAGGTAACGGTGCGTTCCTTTCTTCCTATGGTAATGAAATCTACCAAGCTGCCCCAAAGTCCATCATCAAACTCAGTAATAACACCGTCCATATTTTTCAATGTTTGGATAAAGATTTTCATTTTCTCGCTCTGAGCCTTCTTCTGCTCGATTTCATAATCTAGCTCATCATATCTTTCTTTTGTTTTATCATACCTATCAACCAGTCCATCATAGCGTTTCTGATATTCCTCTTGATTTTGTGCGACTCTCGCATTTTCTGCAACACAAGACTGAGTCATTTCCACAAGCATCAACATTTCTTCCTGCAGCCTGTCACGCTCCGCAGTAAGCTCTGCCGTGTCAAATAAGGTTCTATACATTAGCTCTACATTTGAGATAATCTCCTTTTTCTCTGTTAAGAGCTTGTTAAACGCTGTTACAAAAACTTCCTTTATCTCTTGCTCTGTAATATGAGGAGTTTCGCATTTATTTCCCTCAATGAACTTGTGATTGCATTGATAAATAACTCGTCTATACTTATCATTTGAATGCCATACCTTTGAGCCAAACCATCCACCGCAATCACCGCATTTAATCTTATTAGAGAAAATACTTACCCCACTATAGCGTGAGCCTTTGGTTCGTTTTCGTCTTTCAAGCTCTGCCTGAACAAGGTCAAACACCTGTGGGCTGATGATTGCCTCGTGGTTGCCTTCTACATAATACTGCGGTACTTCACCCTCGTTCTTTTTATGCTTTTTGGTTAGGAAGTCCACGGTGAATTCCTTCTGCAAAAGAGCATCACCTTTGTACTTTTCGTTTGACAGCATTCTGCGTACTGTTCCTTGATTCCATTTATCTTTGCCGCCCGGTGATTTAATTCCTTGTTTAGTTAGTCTTTCAGCTATCGAGTGAGGTGTCATTCCCTCAAGAAACAATCTGAATATCAGCTTAACAATTTCAGCCTGCTCTTTATTCACAACAAGGTTACCGTCTTCACCTTTTTCAAAGCCTAAAACTCTCGAATACGGAATACTCACCTTACCGTCAGCAAAACGCTTTCTATGCCCCCAAGTTACATTTTCTGATATAGAGCGGCTTTCTTCCTGTGCAAGGGAACTCATAATTGTAAGGAGCAGCTCCCCTTTGCCGTCAAAAGTCCATATATTCTCTTTCTCGAAATAACACTCAATGTTGTTTTCCTTTAGTTTTCGTATGGTTGTAAGGCTGTCTACTGTATTTCTTGCGAAACGGCTAACCGACTTTGTAATAATAAGGTCAATCTTGCCGTCCAATGCATCAGCAACCATACAATTAAAACCCTCTCTGTGCTTGGTTGAGGTTGCGGAAATACCTTCATCCGTATAAATGCCTACAAACTCCCAATCATCTCTGCTATTAATATAGTTTGTGTAATAATCAACCTGTGCCTCATAGCTTGTAGTTTGGTCATCGTGGTCGGTACTTACTCTTGCGTATCCCGCCACCCTTCGTTTTTTTCTGCTGTTTACAGGAGCCGCAGTGAATTTATTAATTGTAGCAGGTATTGTTGTTACTTTCTTTGCTGTCATTTATCCTCACTCTCCTTTTTACTTTGCCATCTTTCTTTCATAACTCGGTGCATATATGACTTGTATTCATCTGTATGTTTATAGCCTTTTTTCTTTCCCTCATAATCTAGGCATTCGGTGTGGCCATCTTTAAAATGGAATGTAACCACTCCGTTAAGAATAACAACCTTATCCATTACCTCGTCCATCTTGCTTTCCGAAAATTCATCAAGGCCAAGAACATTGCATACCATTTCTTTTAGGGTGGACTCCTTTATTGTTGTATTGCCACAATGCTCGCAACATCTCCAATACCTATCCTTTGTCCCATCTGCATAGGAAACTGGCTGCCCACGATAATTTTCTCCGCAATTTCCGCACTTTATAAATCCAGTAAATTCATTATAATAATTACGGTTTGGATTGTCAGCCTTGTTTTTATGTCTTTCACCCCAATCTTTTCTTCGTTCCTCAGTCCAGCAGTCAGTTTTTGCTGTAGATTTCCAACGCTTTTTTATGACACTACCGTCATAAAAATGAAACTCCAGTATATCTTCACCGATTACAGTTATCTGTTTGACCTTATCGGCAAATAGCTCCTCGTTAAATTCTGCAGTTTCAAGTATCTCTGCACATGTCTTTTTCAAAGTAATTTCAGGTATGATTTTTGAGCCACAGTATTTTGCACCTTTCACGCTCTTAGTTTGGCAAATCCACACATAATAAACCTCACCATTGGTTTTGCGTTTTCCACTCCTTCGGTAACTTTTACCGCACACACAGCACTTGACCTTGCTTGTAAAGCAAGATGTTTTAATGCTTTTATTACCAAACACCCCAAGCTCTCGTCTGCGTTTAAATTCCTCTTGAACAGCCTGCCAATCTTCCATTGGAATAATAGCCTCGTGGGTATTCTCTACAAAATACTGCGGAAGCTCTCCACGATTTAACCTTCTATGCTTTGTAATTGGGTCTTCACAATATTCTTTTTGAAAAAGCAGATTACCTGTATATGTAATGTTAGTTAGGATGTTCTTAACATTAGAATCCACCCAAGGTTTTCCGAGTCTTGTGTAAATCCCCCTCGACATAAGGTCACGACCAATCTCAATCCTTGATGCGCCCTTCATATATTCTCGGTACATAAAACGGATGTTCTCTGCTTCCTCTGGCACAATTACAAGTTTATCACCTTCCCATTTATATCCGTAAATGTTAAATCTGCCGTTTGGTATTCCTTCCTTAAATCTTTTGACAGTACCCCATTTCACATTTTCCGAAATGCTCCTGCTTTCCTCCTGAGCAAAACTAGCCAGAATAGAAAGCATCAGCTCTCCATCACCGCTTAGGGAATGTATATGTTCTTTTTCAAACTGCACCTCAATTCCCAGTTCCTTTAAATGCCTTACCGTCTGTAACAGGTCAACCGTATTTCTCGCAAACCTTGATATGCTTTTGCATAAGATAATGTCAATCTTGCCATTCTCACAGTCTGCGAGCATACGGTTAAATTCATTTCTTTTTGCCGTGTTAGTTCCGCTTATAAAGCTGTCAGCATAAACGCCTGCATATTCCCAGTCTGGATTTTTCTGTATCAGGCTGCTATAGTAGCTTATCTGTGCGGATATGGAATTCATCATCCTCTCAGATTCAACAGAAACTCGGCAGTATGCAGCTGCCTTTTTTCGTTGTGTAAGTATAGGCACAACAGGCTCTATTCTGCTTATTTTTGGCATATTATCAAACCTCCTTCATCCTATATATCACTCTTTTAGACTAAGAAGTCAAGGATATGCCTGAGAATAATGTACCAAAAGTTGGGCAGTATTTCTCAATGAAAATTGTATCAATTTGACGGTATTCTTCCTTTGAAATTATGCCCTCAGATAACATCTTTCTCGCCATAAGCATTGTGGTTTGGTACAGCTTTTCATTTTTTAATTCCTTATTTTTCACTGTTCCCACCCCCAAACCTCATATTTATATAACACTCACGGCTGCAATATTTACGGTGATTATTGCCGTATGCCTGAAACTCTTGTCCACAGCTCTCACATTTGAAATGATAGACCGCCTTTTTGTTTATCTCATCCTTGTGGCTATTCCACCAGTTCATTCTACATTCATCAGAGCAAAACTTCTTTTCCCTTGTACGCAAAGGCTGGCTAATAGGTCTGCCGCAGCATTTGCAATGTGCTGAGCTGACGGTATCCTTACATCTTCTGTAAAATGATTTGACCGTATTAATTGAGAGCTGCAGCCTGTCCGCTATATCTGAATATTTCAGCCCTTTAGAACGGAGTTCAATTATATCTGCCTTTTGTTTTTCTGTCATAATAGACACCTCCATTTTGTTGATGTGTCTATAGGCAAAAGAAAAGCTAAAAATCCGAAGTCCTAAAGACACATTTATCTCTAATGGTTAAAGGACACAAAGACAGTTTTTAAGAACTAAAAAAAGCCTACCAAGGAAATTAATCCTCAGTAGGCATATAAAATTATTATTCAAACCAATCAATTTTTACAAATATAGCTTTTTGCCAAGGGAGATTATCATACTCATTTTCAAGTTCTTCAGCAGAAAGCTTTTCACACTCATCTCTTGTAAATTTACCACAATCCACAAGAGTTTCGATATAACTGCAATCACCATATAGGCTAATGGATTTATTACCTTTAATATACATCAAAATCTCGGCATCACCCAAACTTCCCATATATCTGTTACTGCTCATAAGCTTAAAGTCATCATCAATCACTTCATCACTAACAATAGGAATAACAGGAAGGTCAGGGTTTTCATTTACCATTTTCAAAAACCACTCTAAATTGCTTAACAATTTAATCATCTCCTTCATACAATGTTATGTACATTTTACCATAGAAGTCGGTCTATAATCAAGTTATTTAAACTTAATTAATTAAACATTTTATGCTTTTTTGGCATTAATAGTAACTGTTCCATTTTTGTAATCAACATCAAAAGCCTTTGTAGCCTCAGCAATACTGCGTATCGGCACAAAGTTATTACCATTGATATTGACAGCCTCAACTGATGTTATCTTATCATCAACTACCAACTCAATCTCCTTTGGCTTATTTTTAAGGGTTGGTATTTTAGTTTCCCTATTATAGCTTACCTCAAAGCCTGCCTGTTCCAAGTCCTTTAAGCAAATATAGTTTTTGTTATCCTTTAAAATACGGCCTACGGTGTAATACTTGCCGTTGATAATTATTTTTGTATCAGTTACCATTTCATTATCCTCCTCTGTCAATCTATGCTTAAAATCATTCCATAGCATACCGTAACGCACATATGGTTCCGGACAAAGTTTTCCTGTAACATCATAATGGCGGAGTACATTTGTGATTGGTACATTGTACTTTGCCATAAGCTCCTTAATAAGCCATACTGCGTTGTCAACTGTTTTTGGCTTAAAGGCATATTTGCCGCCTGTGATATAGGAACACAGTTCCACACCTAAGCTGTTGCTGTTACGGCAGTATGGGTGCTTATAGCTGTTAGCTCCACAATGCCAAGCTATGTTTTTATCCTCTATAGATTGATAGATGTTATTTTCATCAACAAAGTAATGAGCTGATGCTCCTCTATAGCTTTTGAAATAGTTTGTATTGGCAAGGGCTGTATCTCCGTTATTTCCTGTGTAATGCACAACTATATACTTAATTCTGCTAAGTATTCCGGAATTCCAGTTTTGTGTTGTTATGTTTTTCTTAATCTCCATTTTCACTATCCTCCTTATTAATCTGTAAAAGAACAGCCTTTAGCTTTTGTGGAATAGGCAAACCAATCAACGCAGCGTTTTCAAGTATTGATATACCCTCATTTGAGATATAAAAAAATACGACCGCTGTGCGAGCCGCATTACCTGTTTTAATGATATTTACATCAATCATATTTGCCACAGCTACCAAAAGGAAAATAGTCACCTTCTTGGCTATTCCCTTAAAGCCAATCTCGCTTGACAGCCTTTTCTGTACGCAGGCAGCCATAACCCCTGTAAAGTAATCTATAATTACAAATACAATAAGGGCATAAAGAAAGCCGTCCAAACCACCGAACAGCCAACCAAGAAAACCTCCTATTGCCGCAAAGCCTACATTAATTCCTTCAATAATCTCTTTCATATTTATCTCCTCCTACTCAGTTAATAAATCTATTGCCTTATGTCCGTAAACTGCCGTATTGTTTTTATGGCTTTCACTTGTAAATTTCACGGAAATATTGTTATAGCCACTGCTGATATTTGCACCAATCACACCACCAAAGCCTGTACAGCCACTAAAATCAAACATTGCTGCTCCACTGTTATTAAAGCCCTTGTAAACTCTGCAATTCTGTATTCTTGTATAATTGCAATCATTAGAGCCTTTTATACAAGCACCATAGCTCGATGTTTCAGCCGCATTAAAAATAAAAAATACATCATCATATATTGCACCCTGAGTCTGTTGCTCTATCATAGCTACAGGTGATGTCACATTTTTATCACACAGCATCATACCCTTTAGCCTTACATTCTGACCGCTTATTATAAATATAGGCTTTGCTTCACCGCCAGCCTCATCAAATGGCTGATGAATTGTTGTGGTGTGACCAGAGCCTACTATATTAATTGCCTTTGTCAGCTCAATAGCATCTTCATCATACTGAAGATTATATGTTCCGTCTAATAGCTCCACAGTACCGCCAAGAGCAACAGCATTTATTGCGGTTTTCAAAACAGAGCTTGCATTTGTAGAAGTACAGGTGTAGTCAGCATTTGCTTTCAGCGGATTTTTGGTATCATAAGCTGCCAACACGATATGTGTTCTGTTGTTGATGTTAAGGTTATTTATTGCACTGTATACTGCACCGCTTGTAACAAGGTTTGTACCTCCGCTTGCTATTGTTGTGGAAACACCCTTTGTTGCCGCTGTTCCTAGCCCCAAATTAGTTCTTGCACCGGTAGCCGTTGTTGCTCCTGTACCGCCTTTGGATAAGGGCAAAGTTCCCTCAATACTCTCATCAGTCAGCGTATGGCTATGGTCTGCATCAGCCTTTGCACCTATCATTTCAGCAACAGAGCTGCTGCCTATTTTAAGCTCCTTTTCAGCTCTTATAGTGTCAGCCTTTACTGTTGGCACCTTAAACACAGCATTATCTGTTCTGCATACTATGTTAAGTCCATAAAGCTCAACATAGGTTCCGTTACCGTTTGCATCTGACTCAACTCTTGAAACAATACCTGCATTAGGAAAGGAAGTCGGCATAAGGTTTTCATCTACTTTCGGAGTATCCTTATATACACCTAAAATAAACTTTCTGCTGCCATCACTGCCGTTTTTAGAGCTGTTATCGGTGTATAAAGCTCCCTTTGCCTTGCTGAAATGAAAAGCTAATTCTTGAAGTTCCATACCGTCAATGACTGCCTTGTCAGCCTTAATGCTATCAACATCAAGGCTTGATGCCTCAAGCTCCTTAAATACTGCATTTCCGTTTTCATCAATCTTTGCAAGTACATATAGATTAACTGTGGTTCCGGATACCATTTCCTCAGTTAAATTTCTACCGTCAGCACAAGGGTCAACATTAACAATTTTTATACCGCCTTTGGCATAAATCGCATTGTCTGTCCTTAGGTGCATTCCATTAATATCAGTATACTTATTACCTTTGGTGTCTGTATAGGCAGGAGTTGTAACCCTGCCGAGGTTTGCATCAATTATGTCCATATTTGCATTGATGTCAGCTATGTCTGCAACATCGGTATAATCAGGTTTGTTCAGCTTATGGTTTTCTGTCTGTTTCATTGTTCAACCTCCATTTCAAAATCAGTAAGTGAAAAGATTTCTGTTTCCTCACAAGTGATATTTGTGTAACCGCTATTCAGCTTAAAATCGGTTATGTCATTTACACCATCACAGCCCAAAATAATATTCAAAAGCCTTGCATAGCTTATTTCAGTTTTCTGAAAATTAATCTGTGCAAGGTATTTTGTAATAGCCGCTCTGATATTATCAAGTGTATCTGTACCGTTAAGTGTGTTGTTAAGCTCAACTATTCCTGTTACCTTTAGCGCCTTAATGCCAGCACTAAACACCTCACACACCGCACCTATAGGAGCAACACCAGAGCCGTCACCGTTTATATGCGGGTCGATATAGTCCTGAACAGTTTTAACAGTTGATGTATCAGCAACCTGTCCCTTATCGTCACAGATATAAACATTGACCTTGTTGTTTACGCTCTTATCCCTTGCTGCCTTTGCTCCGCCAACACCAACACACTCCCTTGCCCATAAAATATAATGAGCTTTATTTCCGCTTGTGGCTGGCATAGACAAGCGAAGATAATACCTTTCACGAAGTGCGTCATCTGTTTCCTCATCAGCTCCGCCCTCAATAGGCTTAGGGTTTGTAATTCTCTTAACATTGACATTTGATGTTACCATTGTGTTTACGGTATTTGCTGATGTATTGCCACTTTCCCCGGCTTGAACAGCAGTGATATAAACCTCTGCTGTACCATTAATCTCCGTATCAGCCATAACCTTATACTGCACACTACCATTTGAAACAAGAGTGCCTGCATATATAGTTCCGTTGCCAGTCACCTCAATATAACCGCTCGCTCTTTGTGCTGTCTTTCTTGTAATATCTGTCCATTGACGAACATAGGCATCAAGCTCATCACCTTGTAGGTTTTCAATATTCAGCTTATTTGCTGTTTCTGTAAGTAAGCCTAAGAGCTCAAATATTTTAATTGCAAAAGCTTTGAACATCTCCCAAAGCCAAGTACCCTTTAGCTTTGAGTATGTACTCGGCATTTCATTCAGCATATCTGCTTGAATATCTGATATTTCCTCATTGTAATTCATTTAATCACCGTCCTTCAGGATAACAGACTTGTCAGCGGTATTGTACTCAACATCAAGATTTAGTATTTCAGCAATATCCCTGATGTAGGAATAAGCTGTTCCCTCATAAATCTCCGTATGAATATCCAGTAAAACCTTACCACAGCCAACTCGCTTTTTATCGGCATTCCACCAAACCTCTCTGCCTAAAAGATTTATAATATCCCTTGATTTAACAAGGTTACTGCCATTAATATTTGCAGCCTTAACCTGTGCATAACTGCCATTGTAATAAACCGTAATCTCACTAAAAACAGGAGCATTTGATACAGCTTCTTGCTTTGGCTCTGTGATAAATTCATACTCAACACACTCAACCAACGCTCTGATATTTCCCACCGTATCATAATGGTATTTGTAGCTTTTGATTGATATGGCAATATTCAATAGCTCCGTCAGCCTGTCTGTTATGACAAGCCTTGCTGGTATCTTTGCCGAGGTAACATATTCAAAGAAGTCAATGACCTCTCTCCCGTTACCCTTGCAAAACTCATAATCACGAGTCGGCAAAAATAAATCCAAAGAAAAACTCCTCGGCTTTTTATTGCCAAGGAGCGTTAAAGTTTTTGTATGGGTTGTTATTGTATTGTTTTCCAAGTCCTGTAGTATATCCGGCAGATTATCCGGTACAACAGGAAGTTGTATTACCTTTTGATTGTTGTTGTAGCTTAAAAGCATTTTTATTGATGTCATTATACACACCTCCAATAAAAAATCCCAATAACAACATTTATGCCATTATTGGGATTTATAATTTATCATCTATTTTAGCTTTTTATGACTTGTATTGAATTTTATCAAATCTATGTGTCAATTGATTATATAAATATCCTCGATAATCAAATACATCATAATCAGCTTTAAGTCTAGGATTATAGCAATTTCCAAAAATAACAAGGTATTCTTCTGTAGTACCTTTTTGCAGTGCATTTACTTCCTGCATCCAACGAGCAATAAAATCAAGTTTCTTTTGGTCAGTAAAACCTCTTTCTTTACAATAATTATATCCAATGACGACTTTAAGAGGGCATTTAATGTGTATTAATTTAATAATCTCATCTGTCCAGTCCTTTACAGAGTTTTCGTGCTCTACAGCAATCTTCAAATCCCATAAATGAGCATTCAAATCTAATTCTTTAGCTTCTTCAGACATTCGTTCATATTGACTAACCCATCCAACTGTATCAATACGGAAATATTCATGCTGAGGTTTCATTCCTGCTTCTTTAATAATCTTATGGATTACATATTTGTTAATTAGTTCAGTGTAGACTGATTCTTGACTCTTGTAAATACTAAGGAAGTCTTTTTTACCCCACATTGCTGGGTAATTCGGAAGCATTTCATTTGTAATTATGGTTGACTCTCTTACTTCATCTAAAAACTTTAAAAAGAATTCATGTGCATTCATTACTGCAAAACTCCTTTATACACTAAATATTGACACATTAAGTCATTGTTTTATATATTATACAAAAAATTACATAAATTTTCAACCAATATCAATCAAAATCATCATCAAGCCCACCGAGAATAGTGCCACTTACGCTTTGTGAAACACTGCCCCAAGTATAAGTAAGGGTGTCGTTCCATGCGACTCCCTTTATCTCGCCCCAATTCACATGGTCATATTTAAGCATCAAATCAAGGTGGTAAGGGAGCATATTTTCAACAGAGCGTTTCACTATACCGAGGTATTTATTGTTTTCCACCTTTAAAAAGCTAAGTATGACGGTCATATTTTCAAACTCAATTTCTACCTTTACTCCCGGAACTGTGTTTGCTGTGCTTTCAAGAAGTGCCTTTGTTGCTGTTCCTGATCCGAGGAGTCTTGTTCTGACATAGGCTCGTCTTTTATCTATGTCATCAAGCTTTTTATTTAAACCCATTTCAGACTCTTTTATTTCAAGATACCAAGTAGCATAGTCAAGGAATATTTGCTTATAGAGGTCATTTATTTTATCCTCTGCAGATGTCAGTTTGATTTTAACAGCATTGATTAAATCAAGTGTTACCTTATCTTTTCTGTAAATTTTATTTATCAGATTAAGCAATTACATCACCTCACACATTTTCCAAGGCACAGCTCATTGTGTGAATACTGCCGTTTATTTTATGGTTTACAGACTTAATTCTATAGTTATCATCAATGCCGAGGTAATCATCAACTAAGTGCATCACTCTGCCGGGTCTTGCCTTTGTATGACCTATGAAGTCCATACTAAGCTCGCGGCTTATGGTGTTTTTCTCTTTCAGTTCATTTTCAGCAAGGGATTGTATATTCTGTGCCTCATCAGAATTGACACTATAGTTTTCCGTCAGCAAGCCATACCTTTTTATATTTTCCTTATCCTCAGCAACAAACTGCTTTTCAGGCATTTCTCCGCTTTTCTTTGAATTGACCACAGCAACAATTCGGTTTTTCATATTTTCTATGGAGTGAGAATACTTACCTCTGCTATGTGCATTTTTATCCGTTACATCAAAGGCGGCAACATTAACTGTTGGCTTGAATATATAGTCAATCGGCTCTGTCGGCAACTGAAAAACATATATATCCTTGCCACGCAGTTCATAGTAATATTTCTTACCGTCATTGTCCTGTTGTATTTTAATAAGCTCCTTTATGACATCATTGGCATTTTTGATGTAAACGCCATTGACCTTTGCAGGCATATCGCAGATATTTCCTATTGATATGCCCACCTTACGGAAAAGAGTTGTAAGGCACTCACTTACACTCTTGTTTTTGAACTGAATTACTATATCGTTCTTGTTAAGGTAAAATCCAAAGTCATAGACCTTAACAGTTCTTTTAGGATAATTCCTTGTTACATTGACAACAACTCCACGAATAAGCTCCTCATCATTTTTATATACACTTACTATATCCCCAGCCATAATTAAAAGTCTTGGAACATACCTTTCTTCGGTGTCCGGAACAGAAAAAGAGAGTGAAACACCTACTGTATCAAGGCTTTCATTCCAAGATAGCTCACAAACTAAATTAGTAATATCCTCAGCTTGATTATCCTTATACAGCATTACCTTGAACATAGAAATCACTCTCCTTAATCTCTGTACCATCAGTAAGGGTAACATTAAAAGATATGTGTAAACCTCGTTTTTCTCTTGTGCCTTTCCAATCAGTCACACTTACTATAATAGGGTGCTTTAAAAGCTGTTCTGTAACCTCTCGTTTCAGCTCGCTGTTTAAGTATCCTAATGGTAAAGTCCGCTGACCCAGATAATCATAAATGCTTATACCAAAGGTTTCCGTTTCACCTTCTGTATAAACCTTGTATGAGTTGATTTTAGTTCTAAGGACATTTTGAATAAACTGCTGAACACCTTGGATAACGGTACATTCCGCAAGAACAGCATTTTTCGTTATGTGCTGACCAGTATCGTAATCGAAAAGGAAGTCACAGCCTATATTTTCTGATGTATTTTCTGTATTACTTTTTTCAATAATGTTATTCGGAAACATAGACTATCACCCCTTTAAGTATATATACAAGTCTTTTATATTTTCATATCTGCCTAAAACATAAAGGCTTTGATTATCATTGCCAGCAACACATATAAATTTATCACCTATTTTAATTGGATACTTTTCAACATAAAACACACCAGTTGTTACACCTGCATCGCCATTAATCAAACCCTCAACATTAAAAAACTCGGTAAAGTCCAAAGGCTCTCCGTTGTAATACACCCTTATATTTACGGGAGTGAGGCTTGTGACCTCACCCACGCAAACACCAACCCTTTTAGGATTGTTTCGGCTATGTATTTCCTTTGCAAGTTCAATATAGCTATCCATATCAGCTTATTGTTGAGAGTACCTTTATTTCGGTAAAGGTAAATGGCATACTGCGTGTTGCAAGTTTCTTAGCCTCCCAATCCATAGGTGATATTTCAGTAAACTGCACACCTGTTACCATATAGCTCTCTGTCTTTCCTGTGTTAGGGTCTGTAAGGTTAGCTACAATCTTGTAGTCAGGTGTTAAGCCTTTCTGATAAGCCTCAATCAAATCTGCATCAATCATTGTGTTAATTCTTGCACCCTCAAGAGTTCCCTCACCGTCATAGCCAACATAGACATGATGTGAACAGTAATCTCCAACAGGTGAGAAGTCCTCATATTGACCTGTCATTTTGATATTTATCTTGTTAATCTCCGCAAGAAAGGTGTTGTTCAAAAACACCTCTCCGCTTGTACCCTTTAAAAACTTGTTATCATCAAACATAGCTTATACCTCCCTTATTCTAATGTAACTGTAAACTTAAGGTTCTCCATGCTGCCAAGCACCTTAATATTGCTTGCAATAAATAAAGACCTCTTGAAAGCCATTCTTCTCACCTTGTCATCGTCCCAATCAGCCGCCTCAGACTTGCCTGTGCCAAGCCAAGCTGAACGCTGTTCGGTAACATCAATTTCAGCCTTGTTGTCAAACTCATCATCGAGAATGTCCTCATTTGCAAGCTGTGAGTAATACTGATTTACTGCACCAATAAAGAGCATCTGATACTTGTACTTATTTCTAAACTTACCCTGATAGGTAGTTTTGAAAACAATGCGTATATCATCTCTGATTAAGTCCATAGCTTCAACGGTTTCTATGTACTGCATATCCTCAGTATTTGTGTTTCCGTTAAGAGAAGTCAACGAGTTAATGCCCGTTACAATTCTGACACCACCGATGTCATTTGTTAAAACAAGCTGACCCTCGGAAACAGAAAGGTCTATATCCTCGACCTCATCAACATTTGATAAATCTGAGCAAAGGAAGTTTGTGCAGCCTTTTGTTACATTACAAGATGCAATAATGCCAAGTAAATTAGGTAAGTAGTCAACTGCCTTCATTTGATTTCCCTCCCTGTCATAACAGGTCTGGTCGAAGTAAACATAATGCTTGCAGTCCTTGCCGCCCTCTGTACCGACCGCCTTATAGGTTCTTCCTAAATTTTCCTGTGACTTTATCCAGCTTGCTAAATCAGACTGCGGAGCGTCCTCACCTGCAAAGGCTATCCAGCCTGTACTCCTTGCCGCCATAATTGCAGGAGCAAAGTCAGCAAATTTAACACTTGCGCCGCTGATAACCACAACCTCATAAGGAGCATAGTTCAAACAGCTTTTGATGTAAGCTAAACCCTTTTCGCTGTAGTCCTCATCATCAATATCAGCAACACTCTTATAAACTCTTGTGATTACACCGTCTGTGCCAAGCACCTTAACACCAAGGTAATACAAGTAAGTATTGGTAGTACCCTTGACTATGGTGTGCTTGCCAGCCTTTAAGTCTAGCTTAGTCTCACCGTTCTTGGAAACAGCCACTTCCTCGCCGTCAAGTGTTATAGTTGGTGCTGTTACAGTATCAGAAGCCGCAGTGATAATTATAAGACTTCCGTCAACTGCTGACTCAAACTGAATATCAGCACTTGTATCCATTTTGAGTGCTGAACTATAGGAAACACCGTCTACTGTAACTGTTGATGCAGATGTATAGGCACTTCCCTTAACTGCTGCATTTAAGGTGTTATCACCTGTTGTGTAGTTCCAATCATATACCTTGTTTTCGGCAAGTGTGCTGTCGTTTAAAAGCAGAATTGCCGTACCTCGCTCACTTCTCTGAATAAGTGTAGTGGCGAGCTGTTTAAAGCTAATATCAATAGTTGGTCTTATTGCCATTGTCATTCCTCCAATTTTTCATTTATTACTAATTCATCCATAGGTTCAAGATTACTTTCGTCAATAAACTCTGTACCTATTTCAAAATTAAAACTACAGTTTAAAATTCCGTCTTCAACCTTTTCATACTCCAAATCATCAACAAACACAGCACAAGTATCCTTAATCCGCAAAAGCTCTAAAAAAGAAAAAGACAGTTTATCCTCAATTTCATAAATTTCGGACTTGCTGTGCTTTTTATTTTTGGCGTAATAATAGCAGTTAAAGTAAACCTTGACTTGTCTTAGTCCCGATGAATAAAGACCTGTGTTGACCGTATCCATAAAAATCTTAAACGCTGGTCTTTCAACAGGCTCCTCTAAATCACTATCGACAGGTGGTATGCTTGTAGTTTCAGATATGTGGTCACAGACGGATTTAAAAATATCCTTTAGTGTAACAATATCTATCACCCCTTATTTAATGGTTCTGTTATCTTATCAGCAAACTTATCACAATCACTTTCATAGGTACTTTCAAAGGCATCTGCCGAGGTTTTGAAAGTGTGGTAAGCCTTAGTCCTGTTCCCATTTTTAGTTTTATGTCCATACTCAACCAAATGTCCATGATGTGCCGGCTTTCCGGCATAAACTCTTATGCTGTCTGCACCGTTACCACTGTATTTGTAATACTTGCCTCGCTTGATACCTTTGAAGTAATTACCCATTTTCTTTTTGACATTTGACTTTGCAGTTTTTAAAGTACGATTTTTTAGCTTTGTACCCTCAGACTGCATAAATTTCTTTATTTCCTTTGGGTATAACTCTTGAACTTGACCCAAAGCATTTGTCATTTCATCAAGTCCGCTAACCTCAAATCCCATACATCACACCGCCTTTATGGTTTCAACTATTTTACCACACACCATATCACCAATAATCTCCGCTGCATTTTCAAGTCCGAAAATATTGCCTTGAACATTTACGGAAACAGAAACATTTGGAGAGGTATTCATCATTTTTTCGCTTTGTGAATGAGGGTAGATTCTTGTACCTTGTGGTAAATCCATAATCTCATAGCCATGTTCATTTATGGTTGTCAAGCCACCGCCAAAGTAGGTAGTGCCTGTTGCGTTGTTATCTGTTTTAGGTGTAGTTGTCTGTTTAGTTGTATTTACCGTACCCGACACATTAACGGGAACATTAATGTTTATGCTTTTGCTAAGTGTATCTACTACCAAAGACCTCAGCCTTTCGGCAGCAGATTTAACACCGCTTTCATTGCTTTGAATACCTTTAGCAAATGATGAGCCATAGGTCTTAGAGCTTTCAAGCACCTTTGTTACATCAGATGGCAGAACTGTTGAAAGAGCAGTAATACCATAGTTCTTTAATGCTGTTGCATTATTACCAACGGCACCGATAGCAGAGCTTTGTGCAAATACATTTGCATAAGCCTGTGGCACTTTATCCATTGACTGCATTGACTTTTGCAGTTCCTCAACAGAGGGCATCATCTGCTCATAAAATTCGCCAATGTGCTTTCTTGTTTCCGGAGCCACCTCACTAAATGCCGTATTCATAGCCTGCGTTATAGCTGTAACAACGCTGTCTGACATTTGTATAGTTCCATTTGCAAGGTCATTAAATGCCTCCTCGGTATACATTTCACTTAATACCTTATTAACGGACTCTTTCATTGCAGAGGATATTTCAGGAAATGCACCCATAATGGCATCATTTTCAAACTGCAATCCCTTTGTGGTCAATTCTGCAATCTTTAAATTATAGGCATCATTTGCCTCTTGTATAGCATTAGTAAGCTCTGTTGAGCCGTCACTATACATCAGCTTAGCCTGTGCAATAGCATCTATTCTTGCCTTACTATAAGTTTCTTTAAGATTAGCAAGCTCCTCATTTGTCGCATCAATGAGGTTCTGAAAGCTCTCCTGACTTAAATCTCCGGATTGGAAATCAAGTTTAAGTGTTTCAAGTTTTGCCTCACTTTGGGCCGTTGCAATCTTCTCCTGAATCTCGGCTTGCTGTTTCATTATTGCCGCAACAGCCTCGGTACTGTCCAAATCCCAGTTATGCTCATAAGCATTTTTAGCTGCCGCCTTTAAATCTTCTCCAAGAGATTTAGCCTGTTCAGAAAGCTGACCATAATAGCCATTTGCGTCTGCACTAAAGGCACTACCAAAAGCTGAATTGTCAAAGAGCAAGTCAATATTAAGACTTAAGCTGTACTGCTTATCCCTTACAGCCTCTTGAAGATTAGCAACATATTCATCAACAGCAGCCATATAGTCCTCTTGGCTTATATCACTGCCAAACTGAATTTGAAAGTTTAGCTTATTCAGCTTTTTTGCTGACTCAGCAGTGCTTTCAAGAGATTGCTTAAAGTCCTCTGTGGCACTGTTGGCACTATCAACCTTGCTTAAAAATTCATTTCCAAATACACCCTTAACAATCTCGGAACATTCCTCTGCAGAAAGAGTTATATCTCCAAAGTGTTTAGCTATATCAGCCTTTTCCAAGTGTTTCTTCCACACAAGTATACCTGCCGCAACAGCCGCAATGCCTACAACGAGCCAAGTAAGCGGACATGCCAAGAGCGAGGTATTAAAAGCAGTTTGGCATATGGTGGCTAACTTCTGTGCTGTTGTTAAACCTACTATTGTACCTTTCAACTTATTTAAAAAGCTTGATACCTTAACAGCTATGCTAAAAGCCTTTAAGCCCGCAACAACTGTTCCTCCGGCAATAGCAAGCTCTGAGAAGTTTTTGATAACAAAAGAAACAACAGGCTTTATTTTTTCAAATGCCGTTTTGCAGAAGTTTATTGCTTTCGGCACCTTGTTATCAAGAAATACTGCAAACTTTTCTGTTGCATTAGGCAGCTTTGCGGCAAACCAGTTAAAGAACTGTGTTACATAAGGCTCTAACTTCTGACCTATTGTAATCTTGAAATCATCAGTTGCTGATTGTGCTCTTGCCATTGCACCGCTAAGATTATTGGTCATTGTATTAGCCATTGCATCAAGAGCACCGTCACAATCTCCAAGAGTATCGTATAATGCTTGATACTCATTTGTTCCGTCTGCAAGGGTATTTGAAAGACCCGCCATAAGAGCATTTAAGGTAGTAAGCTGTGTTTTGCCTGCAATCATTGTAAGGTAGTTGTTTCTTTCTTCCTCAGTGAGGTTTTTGGTTTTCTCCTGCACCTCTTTAAGCACATTTGTAATACCTTTGAATTTACCCTCAGAGTCATAGGCAGATACACCGATTGCCGCCATAGCTTTAGCACTCTCGCCGCTTTGTTTTGTAAGGTTTACCAAAGTGCTTTGCAGCTTAACACCCGCCTCAGAGCCTTTAATACCTCGATTTGCAAGTATACCAAGCAATGCTCCTGACTCCTGTAATGGTGTATTGAAGTTTTTAAATGTAGCACCACAGCCAATATAAGCCTCTTGCATCTGTGTAAGAGTAGTATTTGACTTATTTTGAGTTCTCGCACACACATCAAGGTAGTTATTTAACTGACTTGTCTGTAAACCAAGTGCCGACATTGAATCTGTAACAAGGTCTGATGTAGTGGCAAGGTCTGCACCTGTTGCCTCTGATGCACGAAGTATTGGCATTAAGCCTGCCATACTATCCTCGACCGACCAGCCTGCGAGTGCCATATATGAAAGTGCGTCTGCCGACTCCTGTGCAGTTTTGGTTGTGCTTTTACCTGCCTCACGAGCAGCAGACTCAAGCTTTTTATATGTATCCGATGTTGCGTCTACACTTAGAATTCCTGCCACATTTGACATTGACTGCTGAAAGTCTTTGTAAGTGTTTACGACAGAAGTGGCAAAAGCACCCATGGCAAGGGCTCCGGCTGTACCTACTGCAACCGTAGTCTTTTCTAATTTAGAAAGACCTCTGTCTATTCCGTCAGCAGCAGAATTACAGTTTTTAAGCTGCTGCTTAAATATAAGTGTCTGCTTTCCTGCCGCCGACAATTTTGGTGTAAACTTATCGGTAAGATTAAGTATTGTATTAATAGTTTTACCCAAGTTTTACACCCCCTGTCAGCAATTTCAAAATTGAATTCAATTCTTTATAATAAAGGTCCATACTTTGTTTGTAAAAAGCTCTTTCAATAGGTGATAACGATAGAATATACTCAGGTTTAATACCCCTAACCGCAAAGAAAGACAGCATATTTAACTCGCTGTCTTTCTCGATTAGTTTTTTAATTTTTCCTCTGCATTATCTTCGTCATCATCAAAGAAATTGATGAGCTTTACACCAATATCGGTGATTTCTGTAATATCAAAAATTGCCCTTACTGTGTCATAAGGGTAATCGACCTCAATGCTTTCCTGCAGTTCCTTTGAATGTAACATAGGACAGCAGTCATAGATGAGCTTAACCATTCCGTCAATCATATCAACATAGCTTTCTGACTTGACCTTTTCAGAATACTCAATCCTAGCTGCGTCTGACGGATTGTTAAAGGTAATACTGCCGCCTAAGCTCTCGATATAAATATCCTTTGTAGCTGTTTTCTTGCCATCCTTTTCAAGCTTTTTCTCAATAAGCTGTTTAAGTGATACTTTATTTGTTTCCATAATCTTTCTCTCCTTCGATAATTAATTTACAATAAAATTCAATTAAATCATTTCTTCTGTAATGTGGCATAAAATACATAACCTCGTAACGCTGACCTTTGAACATAAAGTACATATCATTACGAGGTTTCTTTATAGCTCCATTGCGAACCGTTATTTTGTGGGTAATACTTGCTTGTAACGAATTACCCTCAATGGTGCTTTCTCTACCAGAGGTTGGTGTAATTTCCGCCCATACGGTTGATGTTTTCTCATATTTATATGTAAGCTCACCAAACTCCGTCTTGCTTTCGGATTTTGAAAACACACCAATCCTGTGCCTTAATCTTTCTAAGATGTCATTTGCCAT